GGCGACGTGCTCACGCTCACTATCGCCGGGAACAACGTGAACAGCGCCATCGTAGTGGGCTCGCTCTACTACTCGACGGGGTACTGACGTGGCCGACTGGGGCGGGCTCGGGGGAATCATCGAAGAGGCGCGGAAGCTCGACGAAATCGAGAAGGCACGCCCTCATGTGGACTGCCCCAAATGCGGGACGCTGTTGCAGTTCAACCGCTCGGGCGTTGGCGGCTGCCCGATGGGGCACTACAGGACCGCGGGCTCGTGAACGGCTACGCGCGGGCGTCTGAAGTCTTCGCCGATGTAGCAGGCGTCGCGGCGGCTAACCAGGCCGACTTGCTCGCGACGTACCTTCGCACCATCGAGGCTGAGAGCCGCGCAATCGACGAGATGTGCAGCCGGAAGTTCTACGTCGAGACGGAGACGCGGTATTTCGATGGGAGCGGTTGCACTTCTCTCTACTTCGACGATTACAGCGACATCCTTAGCATCACCACCTTGAAGGTGGACGTGGATGGGGACGGGACATACGAGACTACGCTGGCCGTTTCCGATTACTGGCTCTGGCCCGACAACAAAACGCCGAAGCGCCGCATCGACCTGAACCCTGAGGGCGACGTGGGTGCGTTCCCCCTCGGGCGGCGGCGCGTCCAGGTTGTCGGTAAGTGGGGATATAGCGACCTCACGGAATCCGTAGGCACGCTGGGCGAGGCGCTGGACGCGAGCGAGACAGAGATCACGATGGCCGCCGGCCACACGGTCGAAGCGGGCGACACGATGATCGTGGGCTCCGAGGAGATATATGTCTCCGCTGTGAGCGCGAACACCATCACTGTCACGCGCGGGATCAACGGCACCACTGCCGCGACCGCTGACGACGCCTCTGCTGTGTCCATCCGCCGCTATCCCCCTGCCATTGAGCAGGCCGTGAAGATGCGGGTCACTGCCAACCGGTGGGATACGAACAGCGGAGTCCCGATGGGTGAGCCGGGCCGGGGGTACGCGGTTGATTACGCCAAATACCGCGCGCTTATTTCTCCGTTCCAACTGAAGGTCGTCGCCTGATGGCACGTAAGAAGACCCCGGTCATCGAGATCGACGGGCCGCTCTTTGATGTCGATGTCATCAAGGACGTGAAGGATGCGCTCGCCGCGGGCATGGCGGAACTCGGGGACGAAGGCGCGGGCGTGATGATGGGCTTCATCGCCGCCGGCGGATTCCAGAAGACCGGCGCGTTCCTCAGTTCGGTCACCAGCGAGATCCACCGCACGGACAAGATGTCTGCGGGCTGGGTGAAGGTCTACCCCACCGATGTCTGGCCGGACACTGATCGCCCGACGCGGACGTGGATGGAGACGGGGCGCCGCGGTGGCGTGTCTATGACGAAGGGCGCCTACGCCTTCCGCAACACCGCGAAGCGGCTGAACGCTGCCAAGTTCGACGGCTACTTCGACGGGGTATCGGAGGCGCTTAATGGCGCTTGACCGACACGCCGTCATCGAAAGCATCAAGGCGATCCTCGAAGCGCACGAGACACCGCGCTTCACTGTTGTCCCTGGCGAGCCCATCGGCCTGCCTGCGGACGGGAGCCCCTTCGTGGCCTTCTGGTACAAGGGCAGGATCGACCCGCCCGAAGGCGCGATGACGCTGGGCAACAGGATGAACCTCTACCAGTTCGAGGTGCGGTGCTTCTGGCATCGCCGCCCCGAGCTCACCACGCTGGAGAACTTCGAGCAGGAGATCTTCGACGCGGACGTGACGCTTCGCGCGGCCTTCTGGGCGGACTACACGCTCAACAGCAAAGCCGTGGACCTGGACATCACCGATGCCGTCGTGGATTACGGCGGGTTCCCTTTGCAGGGGATCACGCGGTTCTACCGGACGCTGCAATTCGACCTGAACGTGAAGGAACTGGAGGGCGAAACCCTTGCCGCCTAAGAAGATCGAGAAGACCTACCGGGTAGCAAACCCGCGCGGCATCCCGCAGGGCCGGTTCATCGTCTGCGTCCAGAAGGGCGATGTGCGGAAGGACTGGTTCGAGGGTGATGCGTTCGACCCAGCCGACGCGTTCTCCCCCGAGGACTTCAAAGCATGGCTGAAGAACGGGTTTATCGAGGAGGTGACCGATGACAAAGAGTAGCGGTATCGGGATGCGCCTGTACCTGCAAGGGCTCGACCTCTCGGGGGACGTGGGTGCGATCAACACCATCCGTGCCAGCCGTTCCGTGTTGGATGTGACCGGCATCGACAAGGGGGGCATCGAACGCATCCTCGCGATCGGTGACGGTGAGATCTCGTTTAACACCTTCTTCAACGACGGTGCCGCGGCCAACCGTGCAGGCGCCACAGGCTCGTCCTTTCTCGCGCTCTCCGCGCTTCCTACCACCGATGTGATCGCGATGGTGCTGAAGGGCACCACGGCGGGGGACGCGGTGTTCTGCCTCTCGGCCAAGCAGGTCAACTACGACTGGACGCGGGGGCAGGACGGCTCGCTCGTGGGGACTATCCAGCTCCTCGGCGCCGCGGGAGTGCCGCTGGAGTTCGGGAAGCTGCTCGTGGCAAAGACGACCCACGCCAGCGCCACCGACCAGACGGGCATCGACTTCGGCGCCCAGACAACATCTGGCGCGGTGGGATACCTGCAGCACTTCTCGGCTGCGACCGGGACTGTCGAATACGACCTCGAAGACAGCGCCAACAGCACCAACGGCGTCGATGGATCGTGGGCCAACCTGCTCGCCTTCAGCGACGTGGCTACCCCTTACGCAGCTATCGCCCAACGGGTCGAAGTCAGCGGAACCGTTGACCGATGGACCAGGGCAAGCACCAACGGAACCTTCACGAACGCGGTCTTCGCGATGGCACTGCGCCGTCGTGAGGCCACCGACATAGACGCGGCATAACAAGGAGAGTCACATGAAGAAGCTATTTACCCCGATACTCGCCGCGTTGCGGCACTTCCTCGGCCTATTTCACCCGCCAACAATTGCCTATGCTCTCAAAGAGTCCGGGATCGGGATGACGGTCACTGTCGATGACTCCTCGGGGTCTGGGCAGGCGCTGACCAACGACATCACGTCGATCAACTGGAGCACCCCTCGGGGCGTTCAGGACATCACCGGCCTCGACAAGAGCGGCATCGAACGGCTGCTCCTGCTCGGTGACGGCCAGCTCTCGATGTCCGGCGTCTTCAACGACGACGCTAACAAGAGCCTCGCGGTGCTGAAGACCGGCATCTCGTCCAACGTCACGCGCACGGTGGTCATCGTCGTGTCCGGCCAGACGCTGACGATGGAGATGGTCATCTCGGACTTCGCCATGACGCGGGCGCAGGACGGCTCGTTCACGTGGACGGCCACCCTTCAGCTCTGCAACGGCACCGTCCCGGCCTGGACCTAAGAGGTGGCGCTGTACTTCTGGGCTCGCTTGTCCGCCTTCTTCTCGTTTACGACGAAGAGGGCATGGATCATGCCGGGCACCCATAGGCACAGCGTCAGCAACAGGTTCAGTCCGGCCTGCACTGGTTTCCCAACCAGTAATACCGCGACGGGCGGCAGAACGATAGCGAGTAGGTACAACACGGGCGCCTCCTGGGTGCTGAATCCTACCACGTGGAACTGAAAAGGTGGAGCGCAATCATGGGGTTTAAGTTGCCGAAGCGCACCGCCCTCATCGAGTGGGCGGACGATCACGAGTACCACGGGCTTGAGGTTCGGCTCATCCTCGACGCCCCGATGGAACTGCTATTCCTGTTTCAGGCGATCGCGACGAACTCGGCGGAGACCGAGCTATCGATTCGCACCTTTGGCGATCGCGTGCTCAAGGAATGGAACCTCCTCGACGACGATGGCGAGCCTGTGCCCGCGACTGGCGAGGGCATTCTGAAGCAGCCGTTCGCGCTGGCCGCTGAACTGGTCGCCAAGTGGACGGAGGCGACGACGCAACCGAGTGCCCCTTTAGGCGTGCAGTCACCAAATGGAAGCACGTCGCTGGAGGCGTCGATACCGATGGCCGTGTCGTTGGGAAGCCAGCCGA